ATTTACATAATATCTTATTTTAGTAGCAGCAGATAGACTTGTGTCTACTCTTACTACTATATGATACCAAGCACTTGTATCATAAAAATATCCTTCTATTCTATCATCACCACCAGTACTACCTCCACCAGCACCTGCTAGTCCATACCATGCTATTCTATCTCTATTGTTTAAACCTCCTGAAGTTCCACCACCAGATTCAAAACCAAATGCTGCACCTCCACCATCTACTCCTGTAGTATTACCTATTATATTTTGCCAATTTGTATTACCACCATTGCTATGTGTTAAACTTCTTTTAACCCAACAACTAAAAGTAAATTTAGATAAATCAGTTGATGTACCAAAAGTTAAGCTTAATGCATCACTTGTAGCTGATTTAAACCTACAACTATGAGCTATTTGATGAGTATAAAAATTACTTGCACCAGAAGCAGATTTAAACATAAAAGGATTTTGAAGAGGTCCAGCCATAAATTAATTACTCCGTTACTATGATGGGGTTGCAAATGCTAATTGTGGTGCTCCAAGTAAAATAGAATTGGCAGCATCTACAAAATAAGGAATTATGTCTATAGCATTAGCAGTTGTAGATATTGTTCCTAATGTTGCTGCTGGCCATTCGTAATTACTACCTCCGGACAGGGTTCTTGATCCTGTTCCGTCTTGTATAACTACAATAACTCCAGACTGTCCCACACTTTCTGTAGTAGGATTTACTAATACGGTATTTCCGGTAAGTGTCAATACAAAGTTTTGATTGGCATCATAATCTAGTGTAACATTACCTGTATTTGAAGTGTCTGTCAAGGTTTTTCCTACAGCTGCTCCACCAAATGATGTTTTTAAAGCTTCTGTTATAGATATGGCAGGTGTTGTTCCTAGTGTAGAACCTTTTCCTATTACAAGGTCATCAGCAGAATCATCAAGTCCTATATAGAAGTCCTGTGCATTCCCATCAAACACAATCTTTGCATCTTCTGCACCAGCATCTCCAATTATTAATGTTGGAGTAGCTCCAGTTATGGTTACGTCTCCATCTATTGTCAATAGGCTATCGGCTACAGTAATCAGATCTGTATCATCAGTATGTCCTATTGTTGTTCCGTTGATTAAAACATTATCAATATCTAGTGAGCCACCAGAGATAAGCCCTGTAGTTGTAATTGCAGATGCACCAGTATCTATAGTTCCAAACCCAGAAGTAATTGAACCGGCATTTATAGCACCTGTTGTAACGATGCCTGATCCACCAGCTATTGGACTCAATACAGAAGCTATTGCTGTACCACCAATTGTTATAGCATCAGCTTCTAGTGTACCATCAATATCTGCATTACCACTAATGTCTAATGATCCTGCATCTAATTCTCCAGATAAAGTAATATTTCTAAATCCTGTATAGTCTTTATCTGAATCTAATATAACTGCTTTAGATGCAACAGCTGTTCCTACAGCAGTGCTACCTATATCTAATGCGTTAAGTTCTCCTACTACTGCTGTAATACCAGCTAGGGAATTTAACTCTGCACCAGTTGATGTAATAGCAGTTCCGGCATAATTAAGGTTTCCAGCAGCAATAACAATTTCACCAGTTCCTTTTGGTGTCAAAGCAATACCAATATTTGTATCACCACCAGTAGCAGCTATGATTGGATTACTTCCAGAAGCATTGTTAGTAATTTCTAATTCATTAACAGCAGAACCTGTTGTTTGAAACACTACTAATTCATTTCCATTAGCATCAGCAATAAAGCCACCATCAACAAGTATTGGAGCAGTTAATGTTTTGTTTGTTAATGTATCTTCAGACACAAGAGATACTAAAGTTGAATTTGCACCAGCTGGTAATAACAAGGTATTTGTTACACTTGCTGAGTGGGGTTGAGCTATTACTATTTGGCCATGTGAATTTGATTCACAATTGAATTGTATTGCTCCTGAATTGGTTCCACCAAGAACAGTTAAATGACCTGTACCTTTGGCAGTTACATTAAGATCTATATTAGAATCTCCACCTGTAGAAGCTAATTTTGGTGGATTGCCTGATGCAGCATTGGTTACTTCAAATTGATTTACAGCAGAGCCAGTTGTTTGGAATATGATCTGTTCATTTCCACTTTCGTCTGCAATAAAATGTGCATCGTCTATTAATATGTTTTGAGAATTAGTGTCTAAGTTTCCACCTAATTGTGGGGATGTGTCTTCTACTACGTTAGCTAAATCTCCACTTGAACCGGTGCCAGCAATAACTGCACTTCTAGTTATTTTTTTAAGCCCACCACCAGATGCATCAACAGCTAAAAAGAGATCACCAGATGCAGCAGTACTAATTTCTGATAAGTCACCTACTGCTTTAGGATTAAAGTTAGTTCCATCTGCAACAAGTATATGTCCAGAAGTGTTAGTTCCCATAACAAGATCATCACCAGTTACTGTAAGGTCTCCACCAATTACAACATCTCCACTAAATGTTGCTTTTCCTACAAGAGCCATGTCTATATCTAAAGCTGTAATTGCAGAAGAGCCATCAGTTCCTTTAATCTTAAAGTTTTTATCTGCAGTGCTTACTGTAAATTCTACATCTGTTGAACTGTTTGCAATGTCTAATATAGATGTGCCATCATCTTTTATAGTTACATTTGCACCACCAGCATCTAACACAATGTCACCAGAAGAATCTAGGGTAATGTCTGTGCCATCATTTGTAATGGTATCAAGTGCAATGCTTCCAATGTTAGTAATATTAGCATCACTCATGTCAAAAGTTCCAGTAACATCTAAGTTACCACCAACTGAGACATTGCCTGTAGTAGTAATAGCATCTATATAAGCATCTTTAAAGTACAGAGAGCTAGTACCTAAGTCTACATCAGAATCTGTAGTAGGAGCAATAGAACCATTGTTCATTGTAAATTGTGTTTCACCACCTGTAGTAACGGTAATAACATCTGAGCCACTAAATGCAATGGATGTATTTGTATCCCCATCTCCTGCAATAGAGTCTAACTGTACAGCACCAAGGTTGGATATTGCTGCATCCCCAAAGTCTAAAGCACCATCAACGGATAGTGTTCCTGAGATGTCTACGTTACCATTTATGTCTACAGTAGTAGCAGCTATTTGTACTTCTGTGTCAGCTATAATGTCAAGTTGCCCATCGGCAGAAGAGTGGATGTACAGACCTGTATCTCTAAACTGTACTTTTTCATTAGTTGCTAAAAGTAGATCATCGGAGAATAAAAAATAATCCTCATCTTCCATCCATGTAAGAACACCATCGTTGGTCTCTCCATCAAATGTTAATACAATGTCTGCACCTGATGTGCCTACTCCAAATGTTGGTGCAAGGAATGCTGCAGCTAATTGATCAAACTCATTGTTTAAATCAACGGCTTCAATAACACCCCCATCTACTATTGCTGTTGAGCTCTGTCTAGTATAAACAGCCATTTATCTTCTCCCTCCCGGTGTAAATTCTAATTCAAAACCTTTTATGGAAAAAGGAATATTGCTACTTGTGTCTGTTATTTTTAGTGCTACAGCAAAGCCTGAACCTTCTACAGCTTGTCGTGTTATTGGTAAGTCTCCTTGTCCGTAAGCAGAAGTTCCAAACAAACCTGATCCAAAATTTGCTCCACCCCCTGAAGTAGTTAAAGAAAATACCGCAGGTTGAGGAGTGTTAATGTCATCATAATTATATTTTATAAACATGCTTGCATCTACAGCACCTTCTGGTTTCCAGTTAAGGTTTACTTTTTGCATGTTTTTTCTAACACCCGGATCGCCCATTGTTATATCTGGAGATCTGTATGTTGCGTCAATGTTGCTAGAGTATCCACCCCTTGTCCAAACATTGCCTGAATCTTGTTGGTATATGTATCCATCGTAACCGCCATGTATGACTGTCTCTACGTTGGCTATATAGTCAGAATCACAAGAAGATACTTTTAATCCTTTTATATCAGCATACTCAAAACCCATCTGTTGAGAGTTAGGATTAACTTTAATCGTTGCAATTATTCCTTTTTGTGAACCTTCAAAACCACCAGTAAGGGGGTAGAATATACGATACTGAGACTTGTCTCTTATTACCAGAGAGGTAACATTATCGTAAGTGATATCATTGATTCTATCTTGGATTTGCTTAGAAACAGTTCCAAGCTCCACGTCACCAATTCTTGTTGTACCAGCAATTGTTCTGATACCATCGGCAGATAAGAATATAATGTCACCACCTAGCTCCTGTATTGAATGATTAGCTATTGAACCCACGTTCTTTGCTACTTCAGCAAGTTGAAAATTACTTGAACTTGTTCCTGCCACTTTATAAATTCTTCTTTGGCAAAATATAAATAGTTCGTTACGAAAGACTTTTAATCCTGTAACTACGTCACCTACTTTTATTTCACCAGCACTTGTGTTAAAGTCATCTTCGGTAAATGGGCCAGAGAATATAACACTATGCGTAGAATTAGACATACCACCGTAAAACATATGGTTAGCAAAAGATTTAACAAACTTAGGGTTGGTAGGGGCCGTGCCTCCATCTGTTGCATTTATTATATCTTCTGAAAAACTTGAGTTTAATGTAAAAGCTGCAGATGTTCCTGTAGCAATTATTATTTTA